CCCCACGCTTGGGATGGCGTGGTGGGAAGCGGCGGACGACGCCTACAGTGACGAGACCCGCTGGAGCGAGGCGAACCCTGGACTGCTCAGCGAGCCTGCAATCCTCAGCATTGACGACTTGCAGTCTGCCAAGAAGCGCACCCCTGAATCAGAGTTCCGCACGAAGCGCCTGAACCAGTGGGTGAGCAGTTCGCAGGCGTTCTTGCCGACTGGCACGTGGGACTCCTGCAAGGATGATCAGATCGTCCTGAACAAAGAAGACGAGGTGGTGCTTGGCTTTGACGGCTCATTCAGCAATGACTCGACCGCGATCGTCGCCTGCCGTGTGGCAGACAAGGCGCTCTTCGTGCTTGGGCATTGGGAGCGTCCGCTGGACTCCGAACTCAACTGGCGCGTGCCGGTGGAAGAGGTGGAAGCCAAGATGCTGGAACTCTGCCGCAGCTTCAACGTCAAGGAGATTGTCTGCGACCCATTCCGCTGGCAGCGGTCAATGGAGGCGTGGCAGCAGATGGGCTTGCCAGTGGTTGAGTTCCCGCAGACGCCTTCTCGGATGGTCCCAGCCACGGCCGCCTTCTACGACGCGGTGGTGAATCAGCAGATCAAACACGACGGCAATCCCTCGCTGGCTCGCCACGCTGCAAATGCCACGCCGTATTATTCCCGCAATGGGCTTATGATTCGGAAAGAAAGCAAGACCTCGCTCAAGCGCATAGACTTACTCGTCGCAGGACTTATGGCACATAGCCGAGCGGGTACACTTGGAAGCGCGCCTGCGCCTAAGCCACGGGCTGAAGTGAAGTGGATTGACTTGTAGGGAGACGAATGGGCATTCTTGATCGCGTCTTCGGACGCACCGAGCCTGAGGAAAAGCGTTTCATCGGCGGCCAGTGGTTAGCGCAAGAAGCATCGTCTGCTTCGGCGGGCGTACTAGTCACGCAAGAGAACGCGACGAGCATTGGCGCCGTCTATGCCGCCGTCAAACTTTACGCCGACACTGTTGCTGGTTTGCCGTGGGACACCTACATCCGCATTGACGGAACGCGCCGACCATACCGTCCGCGCCCGCGCTGGATGGACTTCCCGATTCCGAACAACCCGAACTTTACATCCTTTGAATTCAAGCATCGCGTGGTCTCGTCGCTGCTGCTAGACGGCAACGCCTTCATCCTTTGCTTGCGTGACTCGTCCGACAACGTAATTGAGACGCGCGTCCTTGATCCGCAGAAGGTGGAGATTCGGACGGGCGAGATGGGCGAGCCGCTCTACTACATCGAGACGCTTGAAGGCGCGATCACGCTGACGACCGCAGAGATCATTCACATCCCGCTCTTCGCCACTGGCGAGAACCATCGCGGGTTGTCGCCGATCGAGCATCACAAGGTGACGCTTGGACTGGCAAGCGCCACGCAAATCTTTAGCGCAAAGTTCTACGAGAACAATGCAAGCGTCGGCGGTCTGATCAAGGTTCCAGGGGAACTGACGCAGGATCAGGCAGAGGCACTTCGCACCGGCTTTGGTCGCCGACACGGTGGTGTTGACAAGGCGTGGCGCGTTGCCGTCCTAACAGGCGGCGCGGACTACCAGCAGCTCGGCGCAAAGATCAGCGACCTGCAGTTGGTGGAGACGATGCACTACGGCGTGGAAGCCATTGCGCGCATCTACGGAATCCCACTGCATATGCTTCAGTACCCAGGCGGCAACACGTCCTACGCATCGGTTGAGTTGCTCGGCATCGAGTGGCTGCGACTCGGACTCGGACCAATGATCGCGCGCCTTGAGGCTGCGTTCCAGCGCATCGTTCCAGGTGCAGAGCAGACCTTCCTCAAGTTCACACTTGACGGCCTGCTGCGCGCAACGACGCAAGAGCGATACAACTCCTACGCAACGGCGCTGAACAACGGCTTCCTGAACATCAACGAAGTTCGTGCGCTAGAAGACCGCGCACCGATTGACGGCGGCAATCAGTATTGGAAGCCGCTCAACATCGGCGTCGTTGGGCAAGAGCCAACAGAGTAATGCCGTATTTCATCACGGATACCGCAGCAGGGTGCAGCGGCTGGGCGACGATCAAAGACGACGGCGAAGTGATCGGCTGCCACGAAACCAAAGAAGCCGCCATCGAGCAGATGGTTGCGGTCTCGCTTGCCGAAGGCATTGAGCCAGGCGGCGAGCGCGCACTCCCTGACAACTACCGACCAGCGCTCTCGCCTGACGTGCCAGAAGGTCGCGCCTGTGGCAACTGCCTGTTCTACAACGAAGCAAACGTGCAAGACGACAAGGCTTTCTGCGAGCGATGGGATGAGTATGTTCGCGGCGATCACTACTGCAATGCGTGGCAAGCGGACGACAGTGGCGAAGACGATGACGAGACGCGCGTCCTGATTGACGTGCCGCAATACATTCAGGAGGCAGCCGAGAAGGGCCTGACCTACCAGCGCAACGGCTACGGCGGGGACGGGCTGACCGACCAGACGATTGAAGAGGCGCGACAGCTCCGCGCTGGGCAAGTCGAGGATGACAAGGTGACGCGGATGCGCGCGTGGATTCTCCGCCACCGCATTGACTGGGAAGACGTGGCTCGCAACAACAACCCAGACGACGAAGACTTCCCAGGCCCAGGCGCTGTCGCCGCGTATCTGTGGGGCGTTGATCCCACAGCAGAGAATGGCGCAGATCGCGTCCTAGAATGGGCGGACGGCGTTCTCGCGCCGATTGAAACCGAAGAGAGGTTTGACGTGAAAGAACTTGAAACGCGCGCGCTCCCGATGGGCGAGTTCACCGTCACCGAAGGCGAGGACGGACAGAAGACATTTACCGGCTACGCGGCGCTCTTCGGCGCACCGTCGTCAGGGCTGCCGTTCACCGAAGTGATTGCGCCAGGCGCGTTCCGACGCACGCTGAGCCGCGTCGCTGACGGCAAGAAGATTGTCTCTTTCCTCTTTGGACACGACGAGACGCGCGCACTCGCTACGACCGCAAGCGGCCGTCTTGCACTTACCGAAGACGAGCGCGGCTTGAAGGTTGAGGCTCGCCTTGATCCAGCCGATCCAGACGCCGCTGGCGTGATCAGCAAGTTGACGCACGAGGCTGCGGCAATGGGAATGTCATTCGGCTTCACGATCCCAAAGAACGGCGATCAGTGGGACGAGGACACGCGCACGCTGCGCGAAGTCAATCTCTTCGAGGTGAGCGTCCTCTCCGCAGGGCAGACTCCCGCATACCCAGCGACGCTGGGTCTTACCTCCGTTCGCAAGGTCGCGTCCCGAATGGGCGTTGACGGCGACCGGCTTATCTCAGCCATCGAGTCCTTGAAGTCGGCGCAACCGCTGACGGAACAGGACGTCGAGGTGATCGAGACCGTCACGGAGAAGTTGGCTCCGAAGCGCACAGGGGTGGACGCATCCATCGCTCGCGCAAAGTTGCTGCTCGCCGAGATGGAATCGGAATCGCTCTAACAGCCACGAGGTCGCGCCCCACCGCGCTAGTACGCGAGTCCGCGCAAGACCATCCCGCTCGGTGAGCCGCACCATTGTGGAAACCAATCAAGACAAGGAGACAGAAATGTCAGACGTTAGGAAGCTACACGAGAAGCGTGCTTCCCTCTTGACCGAGGCTCAGTCCATCGTGACCGACCTTGCCGAGAAGGGCGAAGCGCTTGAGGGCGAGTCACAGGCTCGCTTTGAGAAGCTCACTTCAGAGGCTGCAACGGTTGCGGCCGCGATTCGTTCGGAGAAGGAAGCCAGTGAAGCACGCTCCGCTGCTGATGCAGTGCGAGCCGAGTTCGCAACGGCGATCGCTCCAAAGGTTGAGAAGAGCGAAGGCTCAAACGACGAACTCCGCGCACTTGCTCGCTTGGGCGGGTCGCAGACGTTCGAGTACCGCGATGTCTCGCGCAGCACTGGCCTGGGCAACCCAGTCACCATCGCTGACCGCGTGAACGTAGTTGCGGCACAGTTCAACCCATTCATTGACCCAGCGATCGTCACGGTCGTTCGCACAAGCACCGGCAACAACATCCAGTTCCCACGAGTCACGGCTCTTGGAACCGCTGGTTCAGTTGCTGAGGCTGGCACGATTGGTGAGTCGGACGGAACGCTCAGCGCGCTGTCCCTCACTCCAGTCAAGTACGCGACCATCATTCAGGTCACCGAAGAGCTTGCCGAAGACGCAGCCTTTGACCTGAGCGCGATGATCGCCGAGAAGTGCGGCGCGGAAGTCGCAGTTGCTCACGGTGCCTTCGCTGGTACCGCTGTTGCCGCTGCTGCCAACGTCGGCGCAACTGGCTCAGGCACCGTTTCAGTGAACCCAACCTTCACCGACCTTGCGAAGCTGAAGGCGTCTGTGAACCAGGCGTACCGACGCGCACCAAAGGCTGGTTGGTTGATGAACGACACGACGCTCGGCGTTGTGACTGGTCTCGTGGATACGGCTGGACAGCCAATCTTCCGACCAGGTGACTCGAATGCGCCAGATCGACTCCTCGGAGCGCCGATCTACAGCGCAGCGCTTATTGACCTGACCGACAACACCGCAGGCGCAATCCTGTTCGGTGACCTCGGACAGATTTACACGGCTCTCGTTGGCGGAGTCCGCGTTGAAGTTTCCCGCGAGTTTGCGTGGAACCTCGGCCTGATCTCCTACAAGGTGGAAGTCCGTGGCGCGACAGGCCTTGCTCAGGCAAGCGCCGTCAAGTCGTACCAGTCAGCCAACGTCGCCTAATCGTTTAGGCAACTAGGTTGAGCAGCAGGGAGTCGGGCTTCGGCTCGGCTCCCTGTTCGCTTCAGGAGGGGAAATGGACATCTGGAAGAGACTGAAGAAACTGGGGCGCAAGGGCGCTGCTAAAATCAACGCAGAGGCACCTACGAGCCACGTAGAGCGCGCCATTGTGGTCAGGTGGGGCAATACAGCCACCGTGAAGCGAACGCCGCTTAGAGAGCGGGAAAGAGGGATTGACGAGTGAGCGAGCAGCGCATCAGCAGCAGGCAGGTCACGGTCGGCACGGCAGCCGTTGCCGTCGGTGAGGGGCTGGTCCCAGGCTCGACCTTTGTTCTGCACGCGGACACGCCAGGGAACCACGACATCTTCATCGGACCGCTGGGCGTCACCATCTCCACTGGACTTGCGCTGCACAGTGGCAGCACCCTGACAATCAACGTTCCTGAGCGGGTGCAGTTGTATGCTGTCACCGACTCAGGGACACACACCCTGTACGTCCTACAAATCGGAGGCCGCTAAATGTCATACGCAAGTCTCGCCGAGTTCAAGGCTGCAATCGGGATCAGCGACAGCTCCGACGACACGGCGCTGCAGTCTGTCCTCGATGCGACCGACGCACTCATTGACCTTTACACCGATCGCAAGAACGGCTTTGGTACAGCGACACAAACGCGCTACTACACGGCAACCGACTACCAGTACGTCCTGATTGACGACCTTGTAAGCATCACGACGTTGCAGACGGATGATGACGGCAACGGCACCTACGAGACGACGTGGACGGTGGACACGGACTACAACCTCGCGCCTGGCAATGCCGCGCTTGATGGCTTCCCGTACAACGAGATTGACGTGTCGGTCAACTGGCCGCGCAACTTCCCACGCGACGTCTAT